CATTATTGGACTTCCTGCACATTCTACTTTTGCTCCTAATTTTACGCAAGGAACAAATGGATATATGCATTGGATAAATGGTGTAAATCAACATTTTCACCAAAGACCAACTGGATTAGAAGAGGAAACTTATAACAGTGAATTATGGCAAAATTTTAATGATATGATTGATAATTTAGTCAAATAATTAAGTGAAGGGAGTGAGATATATGGCAAGACAAGTAGCAAAAGCTCAGGCTGTGATTGATTTAATTATTAATGGTACGAAAGAAGCTCAGAGCGAATTAGAAAAAGTTGGAAAGCAAAAAGATAAACTTGTTAAAGATAATATTATTCAATATAAAATTGAAATAGATAAAGATGGAGCTTTGACATTACAAAAACTTCAAAAGGAATTAAACAAAGACGGCAAAAATTTAATGAAAGTTGGAATTCCTGATGAATATTTTAAAAAGATTGCAGGAGTCGACAGTAAGGATAAAAAGAGCAAAGAAGATGCATTTGTAAATATCCTTAAGGGGATGTCATCTAATGGAGGTTATGGGGAAGACACTGGCATTGTATCTCCAGAATTGGAATCTCTTAATAAACAGCTAGAAGAACAGAAGAAAATATTTAAAGAAAATTCTGATGCGATTGATAATTATAAGAAACAAATTAATGATTTAAATAATATCAAGATTAACGATAAAAACAATATAGACGAACAAATATCTAATAAAAGAGAAAAAATAAAAGAATATCAAAAGACATTGCGTGAGGATAATTCATCTATTATTGATGATTTTCAGGATGAATTTAAATCCGCATACAATACATATAATAATGATCCAAATTCAAAAGAAAAATTGCAAAAATTAATATCCAAAAAAAATGTTTTAGATAATTTATTTTATGATATGGCAAAAAAGAATTCCGGGAAAGGATATTCTGCAGAAGATGCATATGATGATTATATTAGTGCAGAATTTTCGAACAGAAAATCGTATGATGAAATATTTGAAGAAATTGACGATCATTCCTATGATTATGATGATTCTGATTTTTTAAATGGAATAGAAAAATTAACAGAAGAAGAACAGCAACAAATTAATAATAGAATAAAAGCTTCGGAAGAATCTATAAACCAAATAAAACAATTAAATGATGAGATAAAGGCTTTGACAAAACAGAAGGTTGATATAGATAATGCCGCCGAAGATCCTAATGTTACAGCAATACAGCAAAAAATCAATGAAGCAGAACAGGCAAAAGCTCAAGCCGAAGAAGTTATTAAAGAACTTAATGGTAAAATTGATGCTTTAAAGAATAATAATGGTGTCGAAAGCGAAAGTGGTAGTCTGTCTAGTGGAGGTTCTGGAAATGGGCTATCAAGTGGTAATGGTGAATATGTCGATATAAAGGCTAGAATCTCTAACATGGACGAAATTGCTCAACAAATTGAAGGGCGAGAATATAATATTCATGTAAAAGCATCTAATATTGATGATGTTTCTAATCAAATTGATGATAAATTAAGCGACACAAAAATTAATTCTACAACAAATACTGATTTAGATGTAGTTGAAACATCAAAAGAAGACATTAAGAATCAAATACGTAAATTATTTAATGATTCTATATCTGCTCTTCATGAAGCACTTGGAACTAATACGGATACAAATTTATTACCAGAAAGATACAAAGGCGAAATAAAAAGAGATAAAAATAATGAAATAACCACGACTACATTAAAAAGAGCTGTACATAATACTAGAAATGCTGATGCTTTTACGAATGATGGAGAATATTTTAACGAAAAAAGAAATAATCTTTTTGCTATATTATCTACATATGAAGATATTGATGAAGCTATAAAAGTTTTAACTAAAGATGAACAAAAATATTTAAATAATTCTGGAATCATCGATCAAGTAAAAAATGCAAAGGAAGACTTTGGTGAGCTTTCTAATAAGGTTGGAGGAAATGTAAATCAAATTGGGACTTTAGTTGAACAACTTACCGGAAGAAAGGCCAGTAGTTCAGATTTAGATACATTGAAAAATAAATTATTAACAAAACCATCTATAGATGCGTCTAAATTCTTAAACAGTAATTTTAGAATAGATTTAAATGAAGTATCAGAACAATCTAATCAGGCTGAAAATATTGTAGCGCAAGATAAGGCAAAATTAGAAGAGACTCCAATTAAATTTAATATAGAGATAAATGAAGAACAGTTTAAACAAAGATATAATGAACTTCTTGAAACATACTCTGGATTATCCGGAACTGGTTCTTCTAAAATAGCGAGAGAAGTATACAACAATATAAAAGATTCTGGAAAAATGTCTGTAGAAGATGCGGCTAAATTATTGGCTCTTGGCAATGGAGTTAGAAATAATGAAATCTCTTATAGAGAAGGTAAGGGAGATATAAACGCCAAATCAGAAGTGGAGACAAGCTTATTTGATTACGCTCTTAAGGATATTGGGCTTGACAAGTCTGTTATTTCTAATTCGCTATATGATGTTGCAAATAGATGTGGCATTGAATTCATTAATGGAACAAATAAAGCTCTTGGGAATAAAAGTACTGGGGATAAAACAAATAAGACAGAAAAAGCTTCTGATAATAAAAATATAGGTGATTATGACAAAAGTGTTTATGAAGATGTAAATAAACTTGCAGAAAAATATAAAAAGGCATCGGTTGATTCTATTTATGGTAGTATAGAAAAAATGTTTAAAGATTCGATAGATTCTAAAGAACCTTTAACAGAAGAACAAAATAAAGAATTACTCGCTATGACAAAAGCGTATAATGCTCGTAAATATGGCAAAGAAGACGCAAAACAATCTGTTATAGCAGAAATTTTAAATGGTAAATTTGGACTTGAAAACTTTGATAGTGTACTTGGCGGAAATAGAAATAAAGTCAAAAGTGCATATAACAAAGTAGCTGCAAAAAAAGCCGATGAGATTTATCAAAAAGAACAAGAAAGATTAGAAGAAGAAAGCAGGAAAAGAGAAGAAAAAAGAAATGGAGCTAGTGCTTCTCAAAGGTCTTCTAAAAAAAGCAGAACAACTAAAAATGATGAACCGACTGTTGCAGAGCTAGCTACCATAGAGAATCAGCAGTCAAAAAATAATGATGCTGATGATAGGAAAGCACGATTAATAGAATCATATAAACGAGCAAAGGAAAGAGGGCTTAAGACTAAAAAAACTGGCGATAATCCTGAAAATCCAGAAGTTCCGTATGACGTAACATTAAATTTAAAAGATGGAGAAATTGCTTCTTTAAAAGGTAAAATTGAAGAAGGTGTTAATCCGATTAAGATACAGATTGTGCCTGAAGATGATGCGTTTAAAGCCGCTCAGCAAGATATTAATCAAGTATATAGTGATATTGCTGCTCAGCAAGCAAAGATTTCTAAAAATAATAAAGATGTTTCGTTACTCCCAGAAAATTATAATGGAGATGCATATACAAATAAGAACTTCAAAAAAGGAACGACGGAAGTTTCTTCTAATAAGATTAAGAATGAAATAAAAGCTTATAACGAAGCAGATGCCGCAGGAGATGCTGCTAGTATTGCAAAGGTACAAGATAATTTAGTGGCTATGTTGGCCACTTATAATAATCTCGATGATGCGGCTGCATCTTTTGGAGAAAAGCAAAAAACATTGTTTGAAAATGTTAAAACTAGAGTTGAAGATGCTCGTTCTGCTCAGGAATCGTTAAAAAATATAAGTTCAAGTGGAACCGGAGATAACGGAGATTTAAATAGTAAAACAAATAATATACCGAAAGAAATTCCTATTAAATTAGTCCCTACTCCTACAGTTGAAGAAATTAAGACTCAAATTAATGAAATCAACGGGAAAGATATAAACTTTGATGTCACAGGTAATGAGACTATTCAAAAAATTAAAAATGACATTGATTCTATTCAGAATAAAGATGTGTCGATTAATATCAATACGGTTCCTACTATCAAAGATTTGCAGGACAATATAGATGGAATTGACAGAAGCAAACCCATTGAAATTCAAGTTGAAGAAGGTAATATCCCTGTTAAGGACTTTTCTAAAATTAGCAATTCAGTAAACAATTTAACTTCTAATGACATCATGGGAATTAGCACGGCATTTGGAACGGCTGCAGCCAATGTTGGCAGTTATGCATCAGAAATGGTGGATTCTATCGGGAATGTAAAACAAGCAGTCAGTGAACTAAAAAACAGTTTGAAAGAAATTAACCTTACTAAAGTTTCTGATTTTGCAAAATATAGTAAACAAATTCAGAAATTGCAAGAAGCTGGTCAAAAATCAAAAGATAAAGCTTCTAAAGCTCAGGAAAATGTAAATGCTCTTAAAAGTCAGATAACACAGTTAAAGAAAGACAATAAGGCAGAAATTAAAAATGTCAAAGCAGAAGCCAATCAAAAAGTCAAAGATGCTCAAACACAAGCTAAACAAGAGATTAAACAAGCAAAAAAAGATGCCAATCAAAGCATTAAAGATTTCAAGAACGAGGCAAAAACAAAAGAGGTTGAGCAGAGGAATAAGAAAACAAATTTATCTGCTAATGCTTTGGTAAATAATAGAGAGAATTTTGCTAAAGCAGCTAATAAATCTAATTCAAGCATTATTGGCGATTCTATAAAATTAGATAAAAATGGTGCTGTCACATTTACTCAGAGTATTGAAGATTTGGGAAATACATTTTATGCTGCTACATATAAAGTAAACGATTTCAACAAAAAGATCAAATCAGATGAAATTATAGACAATAAGTGGATAAAAAATAATGCCACTATGCAAAATGTTTCATATGAAGAGAAAACAGATAAGCAGTTATATTCTAGCTTTGAAGAATATGCGAAAAATTCGGGCTTAAAATATGATAATCTTAATGTTAAAAATTCACAAATAACATTTGATCAGATTGTAGAAGATGCATCTGGGAATATAAAAACGTTTAGTCGAAGCATTCAGAATATTAATGATGTTTTAAATCAAGATAAAACTCTTAAAAAAAGTTTTTTAGACACTTCTAAGCTTACTTCGAATGAAAAGAAAGAAGAAATTTCTGATAAGAGACTTGCTGTGAACAAGGATATTACAGACCAAGTTAAAAAGGCACAAGAAGCAATTTTAAATCAAAGAAAGTTTGATTCTGTTGATATTCATCCAGGGATGTCCGATGATGAAGTCAAAAAACAAAGTTCTCAATATGACATTGAAACCAAAAGAGAAGAAGCAAAATTAGAGCAAGAAATTAATAACGCTATCAAAGATGGTTTGGTTTCAGAATCTGAGAAAGAAGAGATTCTTGGGAAAATAAACAAAACAAAAGAGGAAGAGTTGAAATTATACACCGCAGAAGGAAGAAGCTTTGCGCAAGATGATGCGGTAAATAAACTGTTCGATAGATACAATACGACGTTCGAAGGTTTATCTGGTGAAGATTTAACAGATAAATATGTTGATGCTGCAGAAATTGTAGATGGAAAAGTAGTTAAAATTAAAGATGATATTGAAGAATTAAGAGAAAAGGCTGAATACTTTTTAAATATTTTAAATACTGGAACATTTGAGAACAAAGATGCGTTTGAAAAGACAAAAGCAAACACAAAAACAATATTTGATAGAATTGATTATTATAATAAAAATTATAAAATCTCTGATGATATTTTGGGCGGTGCTGAAACAGGAAGTTCCAAGTTTAATGAATTGTCTGGCTCAAATCAAAGGGCAATGATAGAAAGCATTCTCAAAAATAGATATGGGGCAAGAGGGCTTCAAGTTGGGAATTATGTTGATGGCGTTGGTTCAAGGGTTGAATTTGTTGACGATAGTGGATACTTAGTAAGAGCAACAGTGAAAGCCGAAGAGTATACTAAGGCAATTGAAGAAAATACTAATGCGAAAAATGAAAATGCACAAGCGTCTGAAAATATAGCGAATAGCCAAGATATGGCTAATGCCGTTAATTTTAAATTAACAAAAGTATCTAGTACTAATAAAGTATATCAAACATCAGGAGAAAAATGGCTGTCTGGGCTTAAGTCTAAAATTGGCAATTTAACTCAGTACGTAACTGGGCTTGATGTTGTTATGAGAGCATGGAATGAAATTCAGCAAGGATTTAGCTTTGTCAAGGAATTTGATGCTTCTCTTACGACTATTAATCAGACAATGAGTGCTACAACAGAGCAATTAAGTGAACTTGGTGCCGGAGCACTTCAGACAGGTAAAGATCTTGGTGCGACTGCTGACTCTGTTCTTGATGCTGCTGCTATTTATGCAAATGCAAATGAAACTGCTGAAAGTGTGTTGGAAAAGGCAAAACCTACTGTTCTATTATCTAATGCGTCAGGTGAAGATACAAGTACGTCTGCCGATCAGATTCAGGCGGTATTAGAGCAGTTCACAGAATTAGAGGGGCAAGAAACAAGAATTGTTAACTCTTATGAAAAAATATCTGCCGGTGTTGCCATTGACTTTGCAAAGGGCATTGGAATCATTTCTGAAGGTGTACAGAACGCTGGTTCTGTTGCCAAAGAGTCTGGAATGCAATTTGAGGACTTCGCGGCTTCCGTGGCGAAAGTTGCTGAAAAAACACGACAAGACGGAAGTGTTATAGGCAATGCATATAAGAGCATCTTGGCTAGAACTTCTAGGTCTAAATCTGCTGATGAAGATGTCTCGGATGAAGACAGAAGTAATGCAGCAAAAGCTTTATCGAAAATTGGTATTCATGTTTATGATAGTGAAACTGGAGAATATCAGGATTTTAGCAAAACATTAGATCAGTTAGCTGAACGTTGGGATAAATTAACAGATGCACAAAGAGCAAACATTGGCGAAGCAATGGCTGGCACTCGTCAAATTAATACTTTAAATGCTATCGTTTCAACATGGAAAGATGCGAAAGAGCTTGCTGGAGAAGCAACCGATGATACAGATTTCTACGAGTCAGTACAAGATAAATACATGGATTCCATGACTGCCAAGCTTAATACTCTTAGAGCTTCTATGCAGGATTTTTGGAATTCTATTTTAAATACTGGCACGATTAATGCCGGTATTGATGCTTTAAATGGCTTATTGCAAGTTCTTGATGGATTGGCAAAAGCATTTAAGTCAGTAGGTGATGCAACCGGAACAGGTATGTTACCTACAATTTTAGGAACTGGACTATCAGGAATTATTGGTAGTGCTCTTGTAACTAATATAAAGAGTGCTAAAGAATCTTCTGGTAAAACCGGTTTATTCGCCGGACTTGGTGAAGGTCTTAAACAAACAGGAAAAGACGTCCTTAGTCTTGGATTAAAAGGAGATTCAGGTTACGCCAGCTATTGGCAAGCGTTTAGTGATGGCGCAAAAGATGCAAATGGAGAAATAACAAATCTTGGAGCTGGACTTAAAAATGTTTGGACAAATATGACCGGAGTTTCCAAAGCAGTTCTTGGATTTAGTGTTGCCGCAGCAGCTATTGGACTTGCTGTTAAGGCATTTGACCACTTTACAACTTCCGCTCAAGAAGTTAAGAAAGCTGTTGAATCTGCCAATGAGTCTTATAGTAAGCAAATGTCTTCTCAAAAAGAAATGAGAAATACAATTGATAGTATTGGCCAGGAATGGCAGACATTATCTGCTGGTGTAGACTCTAATGGTAACAATATTTCTCTGACAAATGATGAATTTGAGAGATATCATGAGATCTGCAATCAGATTGCTGGCATAATGCCTAATGTAGTTAAAGGATATGATGATCAAAATAATGCCATATTAACGTTAAAGGGTAATGTTGCAGAGCTTAACGCTGAATATGACAAAATGATTCAGAAACAAGCTCAAGATAGATTTAATGAAAACTTCGATACTTATTCAGAAGATTATAAGAATAAAAATGAAGGCTTAATAAATTGGAATGGCGGTTTTGGCGAAATTGTCAAAGGAATGGCAAATGTTTTCAAGACAAGACTCCAAGGTGGAAGTTCTTCTGATGTGTCTGGCAAGCAGTCTATGATTGATACTTTAAAAGAGCTTCAAGGATTAGACTATAATGACGCTAAGAAGTATTTTAATGAGAGAACAGATGGCGCAGAGGCAATGCCTGGGCGTGCAAAAGAAATCAATGAATTGCTTGGGACATCTATTAAAACAACAGAAGAAGAATTTAATAATTTAAAAGCCAATGGCAATATTAAGGCTGCTATTGATAGCTTACAGCAAGAACTTGATGAGTCGGCAAACAATGTCAAGCAGTCAATACAGGATTATATCACTTCCGTAACAGTTGGTAATGGGAAATATGCCGATCTTGATAAAAATGTCATTAGTGAAGCAACACAAGCACTGCAAAATTCTTCAGACGATGCCTTAAAGACACTTTCTGAGAACAAAGCCGCAATGTCTGCTGAAATTAATAAGTGGTTTGACGTATTGGAAAATAATCCTGATGCACAGACAGCATTAAATAATATTTTTGGAATTAATGATGATACATCTATAGATGACATCAAAAAGATATACGAAGAAGATTTTAAAACGCTTTCTGATGCTTTGGGTCTTGATGAAGATGGAGTTAAAGAATTAAAAATAAAACTTAAGCTTGATGGAGTCGATGATTTAATTAAACAATATGATAATATTGTAACTCAGGCACAATCTAAGGCTAATGATGAAGGAAAAAGACAAATTTCTGGTGTTGCTAAAGATTATACCGAACAATTAAGAAATATTGATATCACTGCTCCTAGAGAAGGTGTTTCTGGCGAAGCTATGAATAAAGCTGGCTGGAATGTAAATAAAAACGAAGTTGATTCTTATTTTGCTCAGGCTTTGGAATCCGAAGGTGTTTATTATGTTCTTACACCAATTACGCCGGACGGGCAGACGATTCTTTCTCCTGAAGATTTAGATAATTATTTACAGGATGAAATCCTTCAGGGAACTGATTCTAAGAATTTATTGCTCGGTGAATTTGATAGTGAAGATGCTGGTAAACAGGTTAAAAAGTTTACTAAAGAATTTACAAAAGCTAGCAAGAAATTCAATCAGAGTAATAACAATATCAAAGATTTCTTAAATAAAAATAACATTAATACTAAACAAGAAATGAATTTGCTGAAGTCCTTAATGGATAAGTATGATAATTGGTCTGATGTTGTAAAGAATTGGGGCGCCGAATCATTTGATTTAGATGTTAATTCTGATAGCCTTGATGCTCTTGACGAAAATCTCAATAAAGTTGAAGATACTATTGATAAGGTTAATGCTGCCTATAAAGAATCTATTACTTCAAGCGGCATGTCTAAAGAGGCAATTCAAAATGTTGTAGATGCATTTTCTGAACTTGATGGATATGATTACGACAGATTGTTTGAAAGCACGGCTTCTGGTGTTCACATGAATACAACAGAGCTAGCCAAGATGAACGCTGAATACGAAAAGCATGAAAAGTCTAAATATGAAGATAAACTTAAGTCTGAAATTTCTACCTATGAAGATGTTTGTAGACAAATTACAGAGGCAAATACTCTTTCTGAAAAGCAAGCACTGATTAGGAAGCGTGATGGTCTTAAAGAACAAATTGATAGGACTCAAGAATTAATTTCTAGATATGAAGGCTTAACAAATGCCGTGACTAAATATCAGCAGGCTCTTGAAAGTGGCGAAGAAGGAGACACGTATGATTCTATTGTTAGTGGCTATGATAATGCCATGGAACTTTGGAATAAAGGTCTTGTTGGAACAAATGAGTTTAAGTCTTTTACACAGATCTTCTCAGCCGAGGATTTAACTGGAAAGCCTGTAGAAGATTATGTAGCCGCTTGGGAAGCTGCAATGCCTAAGATGGAACGTTGGCTTTCAGACGGCGGCCAGGGCGTAGAAAATTTCTTATATGATATTAGAGCTTTAAACGAAGAATGGGCTTCGGTCGATGAGAATGGAAATTGGAACCTGAATGGGCTTCCTGATATGGAAACATTGTCAAAAGCTCTTGGCATAAGTCAATCTGGAATTGATATGATGATGCGTAAGCTTAATGATTATGGATTCAGTATTAATTTTACAGAAGAAGCTGATAATTTACGTTATTTAGCTAATTCAGCTAGAGAGGCGAATAAAGAATTAAGCGGATTTGGTGATTTAAATTTAGATGATTCTAATTTGCAACAGGTAACAGGAGATGCAGAAAAGCTTCAGGCAATGAAGGATTTTACATTTAATCTTGACATAGAAAATCCTGATGCATTAGATAGCCAAATTAAAACTGCCGAAGATTTAAGAAAAGCTTTGGTGCAGACATTTGGCGACGGTTCTGAAAAAGTTGAATTGTTTGATAAACAGTTGGATTATTTAAAAGCAAAACGTGGCGAATTAACGAATGTTACCGATTTGGCAGGTAAAGGATTTGGAATTGGTTATGATATGGAGGCTGATTCTAAGGCTCTTGATGATATTCTTAAAAAGCTTACAGAAATTAAGAACTTTAGTAACATTAGTCTTAATTTTAATTCTTCTAGTTTGACAGATATTAATAACGATCTTGCGACTCTTGAGGGCAAAATTAATCTTTTAAAAGGAGAAAATGGGAAGGTTGATTTAAATCAGGATGGTGCAACAGAATTGTTAGAATTATATTCTGCTGAATTAAATCAAAAGTCTAAATTAGAATTAAGTAACAATGCTTTGCATAATGTAGATACAAGTACTATCCATAATGCTGCACAAAGTGATGCTATAACTTATATGCAAGAATTGCAAAATGCAATTTCTGAATATGAAAACGCGAACCAAATTAATAGTGTTTTTGGCGAAGGAACAGTTGACGTTACAGACATGCAATCTAAAATCAATGATTTATTTACTAAGATTAAAACTGCTGGCGGAGACGTTCAAAAAGTATTTAAAAACCTTGGCATCGATATATCTAAAATAGACTTAACAAACTTAGATAATAGTATTAAAGGCATAAAAGGTGAGATAAACGAAGTAACAACTACTGATATAGGGAATATGGGTGGTTCGATGACTTCAAATAAAAAGCAGTTAAAAAAGTCTAAAGAGAATGCTAGAGATGCAAGTTTTGTTCTTGGAGAGAATAAATTAGATTTAAATGCAACTACTTCAGATGCAATTGATGCTCAAATTGCTCAGGGTGAAAAGTTAAAGGAAACCTATGCTGATGATGCAGATGCAGTTGAAGCATTAAACACTCAGATTGATTATTTAAGTCAAAAGAAAGATGTCTTGTATGGTGGAAGTGGAGGACTGAATCTTGACTTAAATTATGACAATAGCAAAGACTATCTTGATCAACTCGTTTCTGATGTAACTAAATTAAGTGGATTCAGTGATTTATCAATTAATTTTAATGTTAATAATATTGGCGATGTTGATGATCAGATAGATGATGTATCTAAGAAATTAGACACGTTCAGAGACCCAAATACAGGTGTTATTGATTTTTCTCAGAAGGGCGCTACTGAATTAATGGATATTATGACCGCTCTTCTCAACAAGGAAAAAGAGCTTAAAAATAACAACAGAGTATATATGAATGTTGACACATCTGGAATGGACGAAAATCATCAGACGGCAATATCAAATGTTAGAGTATTGCAAGATTCATTAGATGAACTTGATAAACAAAAATATTTGAAATCACTTAATCCAAATATTGATACAAGTGCTGCAGAAAAGGCTGTCGCTGATAGCTGGAAAACAATTCAAAATGATACTGAAAATGAGAAAATCTATAGTGATTTAAAGATTGACCCGAAGAAAGTAACAATTGATGGAGATAAAGTTGGTGACGAAGTCCAAAAAGATATTCAAGATCAATTAGATGGTGTTGATTGTGAAGTAATGGTGTCTGCTGGATTTGATGTTAAGAATATTGATAAAATAAAAGAAGATCTTAAATTCCTTCATGATAAGTATAATGTTAATATTGATATTGATTGGGAAAGCAAGAGCCCAGAATATGTTTCTGGCAAGATCGAAGAGCTGAAGGAACAGCTCAAAGAACTGCGCGGAGAAGACGGAATTATTAAAATTGGCGAAGAAGGATATGATGAAGCAAGAGAAACAATGTTAGCCTTGATTCATATGAAACAGCAACTAGAAGGTAATGTTGTACTTGATATTGATACATCTCAGCTTGAGGGAGAAACACAAGCGGCAGTAATTGATTTAAAGAATGTTATGACTGCCTATCAAGATTTGCAAGCTTTAAAACAAGCGCAAGCGGCTGGTATTGAAATTGACACATCTGAACTTGATGCAGCCCAGCAAAAAGTCAATACTCTCGTGAGCGATTTTTCTAATGCACATCCAGAAATGGCAGCTTCTGTTGGATTGACAGTTAAAGACGGGGATACAGCAAAGATTGTTTCTGATGTTGATTCAGCGTTGAGTGGAATAACTGCACAAGTAATGGTTAATGCTGGAGTAGATTCGTCTTTAGTCAAAGGATATAAACCAGAAGATAAAGATGCGACTGTTACATATAATGTAAATAGACAAGCTGTAGATAATTTCTTGGCAACAGATTTGACAAAGAGTGGAACTGTTAAATGGTATAATGATGTAAGTAGTGTTAAGACAAGTTTCCAAGCATCTGGGACTATTGCTCAGAGAGCTAACGGCACTGCCCATGCGAATGGGACTGCACATACCGGAGGAAAATGGGGGCTTGACAAAGATGAGACTGCTTTGGTTGGAGAGCTAGGTAGCGAGCTTGTCGTAAATCCTTCTGATGGCACATGGAATCTAGTTGGAGAACATGGAGCCGAATTTGCAAAATTAAAGAAACATTCAATTGTTTTCAATCATAAGCAAACAGAGCAACTATTTGAGAATGGTTATGTTACTTCTAACGGTGGACGTGGTAAAGCATTAATTAACGGCACTGTTAATAAGCTTAATTCTTTGTTTAAAGTTAGTGGTAAAGCATATGCTTACGGTAGCTACGGAATGGTTGGTAATATCGGCGGAAGCGGAGGTCGTTTTTATAAGAATAAAGATTTCTATGTAGATAAAGGCTCTAAGAACGATAAAGATAAGGATGAATTTAAGGAATCAATCGACTTTATCGAAATAATGATTGATCGTCTTGAGAGAGAAATTAGTAAGCTTGATACTATTGCATCAAGTGTTTATAAGAACTTTTCCAAGAGGAATAAAGCACTAGGTGATGAATTTGGTAAGGTTACTGATGAAATTAATCTTCAACAGAAAGCATACGATGCTTATATTGCAAAGGCAAATTCTATTGGATTAGATTCTATATGGGCTGCTAGAATAAGAAATGGTGAATTAAGCATTAGAGATATAACTGATGAAGAGCTTAAGAACAAGTTGGATGAGTACCAACAGTGGTTTTTCGAAGCTACTATATCTAAAATAGATATATAAAATTTTATTTAATTGCTGGAAACCCCTAAAGATACCAAAACTACAACGTAAAATTGAAATAAATTTAAGCGTGAATGTGTTGAAAAAAGTAAAAATTTGGTATATGATATATGGCGCAAGCCTAAGTATTGTTAATAATGGGCAATCAGCAGCGAAGCTCCGAATAGGAGAACGTTCAACGACCAGTAAGACCTATAATATATATAGGCATAGGAATATAAGTGTTTGATATTCTGAAATGGTAAACTACTTAAAATTATAAGTAGAAGATATGGTCTCGGCTCATATGAAAATATGAGGAGCGATAAGCTCTCTATGGGTGTAGCGACCTATTTTTGTAAGTAAGGAGAAATATGAAAAAATTTGAATACGGACACGTGTTTGAAAATGGCATTATGTTTTTAAACTATGAGCTATATTATAAGACTAGAACTCCAAGCTATCAATATGCTAGAATGCAATGTCATTGTGGGAATATTTTTATTGCAAGAGTTTACGATGTAGCTAACGGCAGAACAAATTCTTGTGGGGATTGTCCTACCGTGAAATTAGAAGATTATGATGAGTTAACATATAAAATAACATATATTGGCAGAGGAAAGTATAAAGGAGCTTCTGGTTTAATACATAAGAAATGGTATCATTATTTAATTAATGAAATGAATTTCAATTCAAAATGGTACATTAAAGAAGCAGAAACATCGCATGCATTGTGTTGGGCATTGAATGATAATAAAAATTCATATAGAGTTCATACCCTTATAGGAAAATATATTTTTAAATGTGATAATAAAAAACATACTGTCGATCATATAAATAGAAATGAATTGGATAATTCATTAAAAAATTTAAGAGTAGCAGATAGAACTCAACAATGCCATAATGTATCTAGAACTGATAATAAACATGGATTTAAAGGAGTTCGTTATGGTAATGGGACATGGGAAATGCAATTTAATCATAATAAAAAACGAGTTACTGTATGTGGATTTAAGGATAAATACGAAGCGGCTCTAGGATATAATTATGCATTAGACATAATGAACATTATTGCTCCAAGAAATGATGTTGATAGTGCTCATATATTGACCGATAAACAAAAAGAAAAAATACTTACAAAATTAAATAGAAAAGATAACCAATGAGAAAGCACTTGATTGTGCAGACAAGATTAACGATCTTAATGAAACCCTTGGCGACCTTGTTAAACAGAATTTTGATAATGTTCAAAAAGAATTTGATTATACAATCAATGAAATCGAACATGAAACATCAATGCTTGAAAAACAGCTTGATATTATCGAAAAGAAAGGCAATTTTGCTGGGCAGTCTTACTATCTTTCTTTAATGAAAGATGAACAGGAAAAGATTGACCAACTCGTATCTGAATATGGAGCATTAGAGCAGGCTAGAGATGAAGCTCTTGCTAGCGGTGCCATTGAGGATGGTTCAGAAGCATTAAAAGACATGAACTCGCAGCTCGATTCTCTTGAAGAATCTTGGGCAGAGGCAAACGCACAGCTTATTGAATATAAGAATAATATGCGTGAAATGAAATGGTCAATCTTTGAAAAAGGTGTTGAGTATCTGTCTGACATTAAGGATGAATCTGAGTTTATTCAGAATTTGTTATCTGTAAATGAAAACGACCTGTTTGTAAAAAAGACTGGACGTTTAAGTGATGCCGGTATGGCAACTGGAGCACTTCATGCACAAAACTATGATGTGAATATGGGGCTTGCCGATAGTTACCGTAAAGAAATCGAAGAGATGGATAAGGAGATTGAAAAAGACCCTACAAATACTATTCTTATTGATAAGAGATTAGAATATATAAAAGCACAGAGAGAAAGTATAGAAGCAGCCAACGAAGAAAAGAAAAGCATTCAGTCTTTAGTCTCAGACTCATATGACAAAATGCTCGATGTTTTGCAGAAATTGATTGACAAAAGGAAAGAACTCCTTGAGTCACAAAAAGATCTATATGATTACGAAAAAGAGATTTCTGAAAAGACAGAAAATATTGCATCTTTACAAAAGCAATTAACTGCGCTTGGCGGAGATACTAGTGAAGAAACTCAGGCTAAACGTCAGCAACTGCAGTCTGACTTGAAAGACGCTCGTAGTGACTTAGAAGCAAGTGAATATGAACGTTGGCTTAGTGATTCCGAGAAAATGCTTGATAAGCTCTATGATCAATACGAGACTACTCTAAACGCAAGATTAGACGATATCAATGGCCTTTTACAAAGTTTTATCGATTATGGTAACGAAAATTCTGATAAAGTCAATCAGACAATTACTGATGCAACAAGTGCCGTTGGTATTGAACTTAGCGACGGCATGAAACAAATCTGGAACAGTACTGATTCTGGTATTGGGCAGATTTTAACGGAATACAATGGAAACTTTATGTCTTCTATGTCTACTATTTCTGAATATCTGCTGTACATCTTCCATAAGATGGGCGGTATGACCAAAGAAGAAACAGAAGAAAAGAGACTTAAAGATGAGGCTGAACGTAAGAGGCAAGAAGAACTTAGACGTCAGCAACAACAGGCTGAACAGCAGAGACAGCAACAGCAGGCGCAACAACAGCAATCTAGACAACCACAGATTGGTAGTATGATTAACGCTGGAGGAGCTAGAATTTATAGTAACTCTTATGGCGGAGGCGGAGGCAGGCAATACTTTGCAAACGACCCTCTGTATACTATTGTAGGTGAAAATAATGGTTACTGGCTTGTGCGTTGGCATAATCTTTCTAGTGGCTACACTGGTTGGTTTAAGAAAGGCGATGTCACCGCAATGGCAACTGGCGGCTACACTGGTAACAATGAAGGTATGGCTATGTTGCACGCCAAAGAACGTGTACTTAGTGCACAGCAGACAAAGGCGTTTGAAACGCTTGTATATAATTTCTTGCCTAAGATGTCTGATGAATTAAATAGAGTCGGCAATTTGAAGACAAATGCTTCTGCTATTTATAATAGAGGAGGCGGAACTTCTAATATTGAGAATTCTATTGACCTGACCGTAACATTACCAAATGTTCAGAATGGCGCAGATTTTGTCAAGGCATTGCAGACAGATAAAAATGTACAAAAGATTATTAAGAGCTTTACTATTGATGAGGCAATGGGTAAAAACTCTTTGAGAAAGTTTAACATTAAGTAGGAATTAGGGCGGAGCACTACTCTGCCCTAATCTACTTTTTTAATTTTGAAAATTCAAGAGCTATTGTGCTCTTTTTATATAGAGAGGGAATAAAATGGACACGAAGAAAAATTTATTAAAGTTGATTGAGGACTTGCAAGCGGAAAATGAGATGCTTAAGCAGCACGTGAACAGTTTGAATGAAGAGCTGGAAATATTTCAGAATAAGTTTGGAGACAATTGGCTTAGGGCTAAGGAATATGTTGATGCTATTAAAGACGCCAGAGAAGCAAAACGTGGATACGAAGAAGCAAGGCGGAAATTACTATTAATTGAAACTGAATATAAAAAGAAGTTAGAAAAAATGATGGAACAATATAAATTTAAAGAATAATAGAAAGGAGTTGGGACTATGAGGATGGTGGATTTTGAATATGATGGTATTAAACTATCAGAGAAAAATTATGGCATCTGTAACTTTGATGGTGGTGATGATAGCCAAGATTTGGGCAATGCATTGGCGCTGAATAATGTCAAAGCACAGAATAGAAATGATTATTTCTTAGCTGATGCAAGCTATGATGGGACATTTGAACCGGAATTTCAGATTTGTAAAATTACTTGTGGAAATGATAGTGACTTTGTTCTTTCTGATAAAGATTTGGGCTTTTTAATGAGGTGGCTAAATAGAAAGAAATATTTAAAATTTAAGCCAATTTATGATGATGATAGCTTTTCTGATGTTTATTATATGGCGACTTTTAATGTCTCTATTATTAAGCTGGCAGGTAGAGTTATTGGGCTAACTTTGGTTCTTAAGACAAATGCTCCATATGGATTTGGGGAACAAGTAGAAACGACCGCAACTCTTAGCTCAACTACTGATAAATTAACAATTGAAGATACTTCTGATGAAATTGGATGCATCTACTGCAATGTTGAGATTACTTGTAAAGAAAGCGGCGACTTGGAGATTACTAATAGCGCCGACCCTAATAATGTTGTGGCTATTAAAAACTGTCAGGCGGACGAAGTTATTACTCTATACGGAAAGACTAAAATCATTAAATCGTCCTTGACGGGACATACAAAACTGTATGATGATTTTAACTATAACTATCTGAGAGTTGTAAATTCTTTTGAAAATAGGAATAATGAGTTTACTTCTAATGTGCCGTGCGAAATTAAAGTTACATATTCTCCAATTAGAAAGGTTGGTTTTGTTGTATGATTCAATTTGATTCTAATGATATGGTTCAGGATTATACTATTATATTGTCGTACAGAGACCATCGTCATATAGGGCAGATTTCAAATATAGATAAGGAAAGCGTTGTTAGTAAAATTAATATGAATGCTGCTAATGAGCTTTCTTTTACTGTTTATAAATATGCAGATGGCGTAGAAGATTTGGAAGACGAAACTAAGATTGAACCTCTATGGGATGATATTACAGACTTTAAATATGTATATGTTAAAGAGCTGGATGAATATTATGAAATCACAGTTGAGTTGAGTGATGCAGAAGCAATTTCAAAAGCAGTGACCTGTACTTCTGCTTGTGAATGTGAACTTGGTCAGGTCAATTTGTATAATTTTGAAGTTAATAGCGAGGCAGATATTGCTCGTGAGGATTATGTAAATCCAACTATCTTTTACAATGAATTAGAGCCCAAATGCTCGCTGTTGAATAGGGTTCTGTATAAATTACCACAGTATTCTATTGGACACGTAGACAGTACTCTAATGAAGATTCAGAGAACGTTCAGTGCGGATGATACAGACGTGTACTCTTTCTTAAGCAGCACAGTTGCAGAAGAAGTTGGATGCTTATTTACTTTTGACTCTGTTAATCGTGTTATTAACGCTTATGATTTAAAGAATGTATGCATGGACTGCGGCTATAGAAGTGAATTCAGCGGAGCGTGCCCTAAATGTGGCTCTGAGAATATTAAGTACTATGGCAATGATACAACTGTTTATATAGATAAAGATAATCTTGCTGATAGTATTACCTACTCTACCGATACTGAAAGCGTGAAGAACTGCTTTAAGCTTGAAGCAGGTGATGAGAATATGACTGCAGCTATTATAAATAGAAATCCTAATGGCAGCGATTATATTTATTATTTCTCAGAAGAGACTAAAAAGGATATGAGTCCAGAGCTTGTAGCAAAACTGGATTCATATGATAAATTAATGGCTTCGTATGATGAAGAATATAGTAATGTCATGAAAGAGATGTACGAGGACATTGATAAGATTGTCTATTACACTTCTAGTATGATGCCAAAGCGTGAGGACACTCCAACTGACGCCAAGAAAGAGCTTGCAAAGCTTACGGCGGAGAATCTTAGCCCGCTTGCGTTGCCTGAGTTAATAAGGTCTACTTCTGTGGCTACAGTTGATACGGCGTTAAAAACTTATGCTAAAGTATTTATTAAATCGGGCTGGTTTAAAGTTGAAATTGTAGATAGCTCATTTGTATATGTTGGAGCAAGTGATGATGGCAAATATAATATTGGTTCTTGGACAGGCAGACTGAAAGTAACAAACTATTCTGATGAAGAAGATACTGCGTCGCAGGAACAGCCAATAACAATTGAAATTACAGATAATTATTATAATTTTTTACAGCAGAAAATTGATAGGAAGATTTCTGAAGATGATGAAGAAGAAGGAAGTATATTTGATGTTCTTTCTATTAAAGATTTAGATAAGTTTAAAGAAGCAATTAAATTGTATGGTCTTAACAGATTGAAATCATTTAGCGATTCTTTGCAGGGCTGTATTGATATTATGATTGAATCTGACCAAGCAAATGAGAATGCTGAACTATACAATGAATTGTATGTTCCTTATCTTAATAAGCTCAAAGCTTGTAATAGTGAAATTGATGCAAGACAAAAGACGATTGACGATTACAATGAAAAATTAAATAAATCTCAAGAAAGACAGCAGGAAATTCAAAAGGCACTGAATTTTGAAAATTATCTTGGTACAGATTTATATAATGAATTTAGCTTATATAGACGTGAGCAGAAATATTCTAATGATAATTATATTTCTGATAATCTTGAAAACGATGAAATCTTTGAGAATGCGGAAACGTTCTTGGAAGCTGCCAAAGAAGAACTTTATAAATCCGGTGAGCAACAACATACAATTGAAGGTAGTTTAATTGACTTACTAGCTATTCCAGAGTTCAAACCGCTCAGAGAACACTTCCAGGTCGGAAATTTTATCAGAGTTAGAGTTGATGGAAAAATTTATAGATTAAGACTTGTTTCTTATCAGATTAACTTTGGAGAACTGCAAACCATTGACGTTGAGTTCTCTGATATGACGAAGATTAAGAGCGGGACAAGTGATTTGCAGAGCGTATTGAATCAGGCGTCTTCTATGGCTAGTTCGTATGGAGCTATTACTAATCAGGTTAAGAGTTCTAAAGAAACTACAAAGACGATGCGAGATTTCATTAACAGAGGGCTAGATCTTACTGCAATGAAGATTGTTAATAATTCCAGAAATCAGAATATTATTATTAATGATTCTGGATTGTTGGCTAGACAAAAAAAAGATTATTCCGAATTTTATTCTTTAGAACAGTTGAAATTGTTATCAAATGGATTATATGTTACTTCTGATGGCTGGGATACTGTAGATTGTGCTATTGGTAAATACGTTTCTGTAGATCCTGATACTGGAAAACAAACAGTCCGCATGGGTGTTTTAGCCCGTAACCTGATTGGCCAGTTAATTCTTGGTAATGCGTTAAAAATTTATTCAGAAGACGATTCTAGTTATATGTCGTTTGACAATCATGGACTTGTGCTAAATGCAAAAGACAACGGTTCTGGATTATATAGACGCATATTAGACATACAAAAAAATGGTACGTCAACCCTATATATAGATTCTGATGGAAATGTAGTATTAGCAACAGATCAAATTATTCAAATGGGAAACAAGCTTGATCGTGTCATTGCGGATTATGCAGATATTGAAAAATTGTATGTAAAGACTGCAACAATTGAAAAGTTATTGGCTGATTATGTTAAAACGGATCAAATTGAAGCTATTAAGGGTGAGTTCAAAGAGCTATTTGCAGAAAAAGCTGAGGTCAAAGACCTTCAAGCTCAAAATGCAACAATCAATGGTAAACTTTCCGCTCATGATGCAGAGATTGATAACCTTAAAGCAACAAAAGTTGAAGTCAGTGATCTTGAAGCTTATAAAGCAACAATTGAAAAACTTATGGCGACTTATGCTACGATTGAGCATCTTGAGGCAAACTATATTAATGCAAAACAGATTGAGGCGAACTACGCAAAAATTACAGAACTTGACGCAACAAATGCGAACATTGAAAAGCTCAATGCAGCGACAGCAGAGATTAACAAACTTATTGCTAATAAAGCAGACGTTGATGATTTAAAAGCTGTAAATGCACAGATTGATACATTACAAGCTAATTATGCAAATATTAATGAGCTTGTAGCTAAAAAAGTTGACGCTGATTACGTTCAGGCTGAAATTGTAAAAGCCAACAAGACTATTACAGACCAACTTGATGCAATGAATGCAACTATTAAAAATTTGGATGCTAAGTACGCTACAATTGAGCAACTTAAAGCAGCAAGAGCTGAAGTTGATGAACTTATTGCAAAGAAAGCTTCAATCGATGATTTAAATGCGGCAAATGCGACAATTGGTACTTTAAATACTCAGCTTGCAAACATTAATACAATACTTAGCGGTAATATTGGGACGGGACTTTTACAGGCAATACATTTAACTGCCAATAATGTCACTATCGATGATGCTGTGATTAAAGAATTAATTGCTGCCAATATTAATGTCTCGGATTTAAAAGCTGGGGAAATTGATACTGATAAATTCACGATTAAGTCTGCCGACGGTTCTATGCAGATTGTTGGAGCTACGCAACAGTTTACAGATGAAAATGGCAAAGTACGCATCCAAATTGGTAAAGATAAGCAAGATCATTTTACTATGGCTATTTACGATGCTGATGGAAATGGGAAACTGTTTGACCAAAATGGCATTCAGCCTGCTGGTATTCCATCTAATACGATTGTTGATTCAATGGTTGCAGATAATGCTAATATTTCAGGTTCGAAACTTGATATTAATTCGGTAGTTAATAGAATAAATGAAGATGGTACTACAACAATTAATTCTAATAAGATTTGGGTAGATGAAGATAATCAATCTATTGGAGCGTCTTTTAAACAGATTAAGACTAGTGTTAATGCCACAGTTAAATCTTACACGCCATATTATTGTAAGTCAACATCAAATACTGAAACTCCTGCTGATACAGAAAAATGGTCAGAAATTCCTCCTGCAAGAACGTCGGGAGAATATATTTGGAGAAAAGAATTAATTACAAAAACAGATGGAACTACATCATGGACTAATCCATACGTAGTCACAGGGGATAGTGGTAAAGACGGTACGTCTCCAATACAAATCATTGTAACATCTACAAATGGGACAACTTTTAAAAAGAACTCTAAGTTTACCTCCACCACTTTACAATGTGTAGTTTATAGAGGTGAAACTGTTATTACGCCGAAATCATATGCTTGGTATGTGTATGACGGAAGTAAATGGAATGTTCTTAGTAGTACTACTAGCTCGCTTGAAATATCTTTAAGCGATGTCACTGATGTTAGCAGATATAAATGTGTTGTAGATGTTTAATATAAAATAATTTTAGAAAGGTGGACTGCTTATGATTTATGAGCAAACAATAGAATTGGCAAGGCTGTCAGATGGTGAATCTGGGCAGTCTTCTTTTATTCATATAAAATATTCAAATGACAAAAAGACATTTACCGGTAATGATGGCGAAGATGTCGGAATTTATCTTGGCATATATACCGATGACATAGAAGAAGATTCTATGGATTTTAATAAATATAAATGGTCAAAAATTGTTGGAGCTGATGGTAAGCAAGGAGAAGACGGTGTAAGTATTATATCTGTCGATGAACATTATGCTGTTTCTTCTAGTAATACAGCAGAGCCAACTACTTGGACTGATACAGTTCCAGAAATGACTACAGAAAATAAATATCTATGGAATTATGAGACCATTAATTATTCAAATGGTGACCATAGTGATACAACTAAACGTGTTATTGGTATATATGGTGACAAAGGTAATGATGGTACTAGCGTCACTGTAAAGAGTACAGAAGTAACTTACGGTATTAGCGATGATACTATTACAAAACCAACTTCTTGGAGCAAATCAATTCCGACCGTTGAAGCTGGGAAATATCTTTGGAGTAAATCAGTTACAACTTACTCAGATGGAAAATCTATTGAAACATATAGTTATGCTTTGCAGGGCATCCAAGGCGAGCAAGGAATCCAAGGTATTCAAGGTGAGAGGGGTGAGCAAGGTATTCAGGGAGAAACAGGCGAAAATGGTAAAACATCCTATTTTCATATCAAATATTCTTCTGTTGAAAAGCCGACATCTGCTTCTCAAATGATAGAAACCCCAAGTACTTATATTGGTACTTATGTTGACTATACGTCAGAAGATTCTACTGACCCTAGTAAGTATACTTGGAGCAGATTTCAAGGTGTTCAAGGTGAAAAAGGCGAACAAGGAATAAAGGGAACTGATGGAACAAACGGAAAGACTTCTTATCTGCATATTGCTTATGCTGATAGCGCTGATGGTAAGATCGGATTTGATATTTCTAATAGTACAAATAAACTGTACATTGGTCAGTATACGGATTTTACACCAGATGATAGTACAGACCCGACAAAATATCTGTGGACTAAGATTAAAGGGGAACAAGGTGTTCAGGGTGTTAAAGGTAATGATGGTATAACATATTATACTTGGATTAAATACGCAGATTCTCCGACAAGCGGAATGTCTGATAATCCTAGTGGTAAAAAGTATCTTGGCGTAGCGACTAATAAGACAAGCTCTACAGAAAGCACAAATTATTCTGATTATACTTGGTCTTTAATCAAGGGTGATACGGGTGAAAAAGGAGATCCAGGTGCGACTGGCAACGGCATTAAGTCAATTGCTTATACATATGCTTGCACAACAACACAGACTGCTCCAGATTCAAAGAATATCACTGCTACTACAATGCCGACTTTAGATGCTACAAATAAGTATCTGTGGCAGAAAGAAGTAATTACCTACACAAATGAAACTAGCCAGACTACAGTTCTGTTATTAGCTGTTTATGGTAATACTGGAGCTAAAGGTGACAAAGGTAATGATGGTACTAGCGTCACTGTAAAGAGTACAGCAATTACTTATGGCACGTCCACCAATTCTAGTACAAAGCCTACGTCGTGGTCTTCAACTATGCCTTCAGTTGCTCAGGGGCAATACTTGTGGACTAAGACGGTTGTTACATATAGTGATGGAAAAACAACGGAAACATATACATATTCATTACAAGGTAAAGACGGAACATCTATTACAATCAAAAGTAAATCAGTAGAGTACGCTGTTTCAACTAATGGAACAACGGCACCAACAAGTGGGTGGCAAGCGTCAATACCAACTGTTGCTAATGGTTCTTTCTTATGGACTAAATCAACAGTAACATATTCAGATAATACAAGTGCTGTATCATATAGTGTTGGTTATAAAGGAACTAACGGCACAAATGGTACATCGCCTACTGTATCTTCTACTAAGAACGAATATCAACAAAGCACGAGCGGAACAACTGTCCCGACTGGAACGTGGGAAACCACTCCACCAACTGCAACCGCAGGACAATATATGTGGACTAAAACCACAACTACTTATAGTGATAATAAAACTTCTGTTTCTTACAATGTCAGCAAAAATGGTGTAAATGGTTCAAACGGTAAATCAATTGGCACAATTACAAATTATTATTTAGCAACTTCTGCTTCTACTGGAGTTACAACTTCTACAGGTGGATGGACTACCACTGTTCAAAATGTTAGTGCTGATAAAAAATATTTATGGAATTATGAAGTAATTAAATATTCAGATAATACTGTTGCCAGCACATCTACTCCATGTATTATTGGAGCTTATGGTGATAAAGGAAATGCTGGTGCTACTGGTACTGGAATTGATTCTATCATAAAAGAATTTTATTTGTCAACTTCTAGTACAACTCAAGTTGGTGGATCTTGGCAGACTACAATGCCAACTTGGGCAACTGGCAAATATTTATGGACTAGAGAAAAAATTGTTTATAAAAATCCAGCTAGTACAGTATATACAGAGCCAAAATGTGATTCTTCTTGGGAAGCAATTGATAACCTCCAGGTCGGTGCAGTAAATATGATCCGTAACGCTAAAACAATGGAGTATGTTGATTATGGTATTGTTAACGATGTTAAAACATATGCAGCATTGCTTAGTGCGGATGGCAAGGCATTGCTTAGTGCGGATGGAGATGTACTGATTGCCACGGCTAATACAGGTCAGGTGTACATTGTAGATCTTCCTAAAGCTAGTACACTTGCCGATGATTCATTGATACTGATTAATCAAGGCAATCAGCCATTGTGGTTTACATATGCCGATTTAAAACAGGCGATGACTGGTGGAATGAATGCTAGCAATACATATACTAAAACACAAGCTGATAGTAAGTTCCAGCCTAAAGGCAATTACCTGACCGCAGTCCCTGATAAATATGTAACAGATGATGAGTTGACTGCCAAAGGTTATGCAACCAATGCACAGCTTGCTAAAAAGGTTGATGTGGCACAAGGCACTTCTAATTCTGGCAGATATATGATGGTCAATGCAAGTGGAAACATTGTTCCTGTTGATTGCAGTGATACAGTACATAAACATAGTAATAAATCAGTACTTGATGGTATTACGGCTAGTAAAGTAAATGATTGGAATAATAAGTCTGATTTTACAGGCAGCTATAATGATTTAACAAATAAGCCTGTTATTCCTACTAAAATAAGTCAGTTAACAAATGATAGTAACTTCCTAACAGGTGTTGCATGGGGCGATATTAGTAATAAACCAGCAACGTTTGCTCCTAGTACTCATACACACACAGAACTTGCCACTAAAGCAACGGTTAATAAAGATACAGACTGGGATGAAGTAACTGCGTCTGGTATTTATAATGTGGCAGTAAATGCATGGGGTACTAATAAGCATAATCCTAGTGCTTATTCATATGGTACGTTAATTGTCCATAATTACAATAGTTCACATATTATACAGATTTATATTTCACATCCAGGTGATGTGTTTACAAGAGAAACATGGGGTGGCAAGGATAGTTATGTTGAGTGGAATAAAGTTTATACAACTAAAAACAAGCCATCTAAATCTGATGTTGGACTCGGCAATGTAGATAATACTGCCGATGCTAATAAGGCTGTTAAGAGTGCAACAAATGATAGCAAAGGGCAAAACATCAGTACAACATATATTAAGTCATTAGCTATTAGTGGCAAGACAATTACTTATACAAGAGGTGACAATACAACAGGAACTATTGTAACACAGGATACCACTTATGTTGCGATGACAGACGATGAAATTAAAAAGATTTGTGTATAAGGAGGAAATATGAGTTTTTTAGATACAAATGGATTAAAAACACTGTGGGGATTGATTACTGCTAAAATCGGCACAGTTAATACAGCATTAACCACTCATACGAGTAATAAATCAAACCCACACGGAGTTACAAAAGGTCAAGTAGGATTGGGCAGCGTTGATAATGTATCAAAGGCAGATATATTGTCAGCTGTCTATCCTGTTGGCAGTATTTATATTAGTGTTAATGAAACGAACCCAGGGACGTTGTTTGGGGGCACATGGGAAGCATTTGGGCAAGGAAGAACATTGATTGGTGCTGGTACAGGAAATGATGGTAGTACAAGTTTATCCTTTAGCGCTAATCAAGTTGGGGGTGAGTACTATCATAAATTGACTAAAGAAGAAATGCCAAGCCATAATCATAATATAACTAGTACAAGTGGGAATTATAATGAAAACATCTCCAGATATCCATTCCAAATGATAACAGCAGAATATCATTTCATGGATACGAATGTGTGCCTACATACAGGAGGAGACAAATCACACAATAACATTCAACCGTATATTGTAATTTATATGTTTAAGAGAGTCTCATAAGTTTATCTTTTACTTCCGATTCGATAGGAGGAGAATATTATCATAAACTTACTCAACCAGAACTACCAGATGTCGTAATTCAAGAAGGAGTTGGCGATTCTCCATTTGTAGCACCAAATAAATTTCCATATGCTCCAACTGACAATAAAGTATATGGATGGTCACTTCAATATAAAGAATATCATCAAGATTATCCATGCTACACTTATCCAATTGGAAATGGTGCATCTCACAATAATATAATGCCATATATAACTACTTATATGTTTAAGAGAACAGCTTAACAAATGTTTATCATTTAGTACTTCTCAACTAACTGGAGGAGAGTATAAACATACGTTATCTATAAATGAAATGCCTAATCATACTCACCGTATTCCAGACCAACCAACAACAGATTCAAGCGGTTTTGAAACTTATTCTTGGAGTGATTATATGAATCTAGGCAAAGGCAGGGCTTCAAAAGGCAGTAAATATTGGTGGTCAATAACAGAATATGTTGGTAATGGTGGAGCACATAACAACCTCCAACCATACATAACTACATACATGTGGAAACGCACTGCATAAGTTTATCCTTTAGTGCTAATAATACAGGTGGAGAA